ACCATAAAAGACAAAAAAAAGAAGGGTGGTAAACCCCCCCTTTTTCTAAGGATTCATTTGTTTACTCCTATTCTAGAAGTGCTCTACACTCTAATGCACATGATTTATCTCCGTCTCTACATTCAACAATACATTCAAAATAATCATCTATTGGATCTGAATTAGATGAGTTGAAAGGAACCCATGAATTTAAACTGTTAAATGATATCGAATTGTGCATAAGCATTGCCTCCATATTTCTCATTATTATCTATCAAAAAATTTATACCTATGTCAGGATATCTTAACAAAAAGAAATGCCTAGTCAGTCTTCTTTTTTTTACTTCCGATATTATATTTTGTTTCCAATATCCAATCACCCTTATCTTTATAAGATAGTACTTTGATTTGATTGAGAGGTGCTATGTCTTGTATTTTATCACCATTTAAAATGTCTACTAATCCCCAATCAACTAACAGTTGAACTATACGATTACGACGTTGAATATCATTTTGAGTTAAATTTGCATGTTTACCATCAAGTGCAAATAATTCTTTAAAATGAACAATATAATATCTTCCCTGCTTATGTAGTATATGACATGACTGATATATTTTCTTTTCTTTTCGTGATGCTACTCCAATTCTTGTAAGAGTTTCTCTTACCTTTAAGAAATCATCTGGTTCACTAAGTGAAATTTCAATCATCTGATCAGATGACCAGCTCACTTCTGGTTCCTTAACGACACTCATTTCGATCCTCCAGTTTCAAATTTAGATTTTATAAAATTAAGTTGTTCTTTGGAAAGAAGTTTTAGAATCTGTTTTGCTTTTTCGTTACTATAACCATAATAACGTTTTACATAATCTAGATCTTTGATCTCATCCTTACGAAGCCAAGGAGAAAATCGTTTCTTAACTCTGAGTATATTTATAAAAAAGTCATATTGCATCTTCTTTGATAAGAAATTATACTTATTCATTTCATTTGCAAACATTATCGCATCAAGGTGACCTGAGTAACAACGATTAATAATGTAAGGTGGATACTCCTTCTCAATTGATGGATCTTCATCAATTAAGTTTTTCTTTGTTTGATTGATAGAGTTTAACCAGTCTTTGAGTTCCATTATGTAAGTAGTTGTTCAAGTGGTGTTACAGGATGTATATCATAATTTGTTACTAACAGTTCTGTTTTTATATTTTCTTCAGTTCCTTTATCTCCTCGATGTGCCATTGAATATCTCAACTTCCATTCTTTTAAATTATAGTTTTTATATAGTTCACACAAACGATCATTTAAATTATATGTAACCATAAATTTAGATTTACATTTATATACCTCTCCTGCAAATCTATCATGATCAAATGATTTGTGCATCTCACGATTCTTACCATATAAGAAATCTTTAATATCATATGGTGGATCTAAAAATACAAATGCATCCCCAGTTGCATATGAGTTCATAACTTCAGAATAATCTAAGTTTGTGATCTTCCAATATCTAATTAATTTAGAAAAATCTTTAAGTTTACGTGCACCTACTAATGAAAAATTAGAGTTTGATGCTGTTTGTGAAAAAGTACTATTCTCTGTGAGTCCAGAAAAACTACACTTATTCATAATAAAAAATGCAACTGCCTGTTCCAAATAATTATAACTATCAATCTCCTCTTTACATTGATTAAACAAGTCCTTTGCTCTGGCAGTTATCTTTTCTGGATCTCCAGCATCAAGTGTATTTTGTTTTTCTTCAAGAACCCTTTCAGATAGTTCATCCCCATTATCTCTTAGTTGCACCCAGAAATTATATAATGGAATATAAAGATCATTTATCCATATGGGTATTCTAGGATATCTTTTTGTTATATCAATAGCAATAGATCCACCACCAATAAATGGTTCACGATACTCTGATATATTTTTAGGATACCATTTAGAAAGTGTTTTAATTGCTTTTGATTTGCCACCAGGATATCTCAATGGTGTCTTAAGAGATTTAATTGACATTAATATAAATTAGGATATCTCCTTATTTCATCATTTTCTTTAATAAGAGTAAAAACTTCTGTGAGATCATTTACACTTTTAGTCATCATACGATAACCAGCACCAATATAAATCTGGCCTACCACAACAGCAATAGATGCAGTTCCCCAAAAAATATAATACCAACTTGATTTTATTTGATGTTTTAATTTTGACATGTTTTTCATTTTAATAAGTCCATAATAGCGAAGTATGCAACAAAACCAGATGCAATACCTGATATTAGCACAAAAATTCCAATAAGTCCAAATAGATTCATTTTCTCCTTCGTTTTTTCTTTTTAAATAATCTAAAGATAGGTCTGATAAAAAATAGATCTATTATCTCAATAAGGAATACAAATCCTAAGAATATAATTACACCTATTAGAACGAGGTATTCAAGTATCTTCATTTGAATTCACACTCCACCATAATCTCTGTAAGTGCTGCTAAGAGATTTATCTCTTGATCTGCAACAAATGCCATTTGATATTGATACTTAGCAATCACTAATACTGCTGCAGGAATACTGGTTGGTATCATTGTATCATATAAAGTATCATAAATTCTTCGAAGTAAAACTGTGGGATCATTATCTAGATTAGCAACGACCCATTTACGAACCTCAGAAAAGTTTTTTTGTTTAAGATTTTTGACTAGATCATCCACAGCAACATCAGAAAATGCTGCGAGTATTCCACTATCTATTTTACCACTTACAGAATATCTTTGACACTCATTTAACACTCTCCTCCAATCAGGAAAATGTTTATTGATTAATTGTATTATAACTTTCTTATCAGACTCTACCCTTTCAGTTTCTAATATATGATTGATTCGAGAAAAGAATTGTGCTGCTATTGCTGGTTTGTCTTTTTTATTAACTGAGAAGTCAACAACAGAGCAACGAGAATGCAGTGGCTCAATAATCTTGTTTTTGTAGTTGCAGGTAAAGATAAACCTACAGTTTCTGGAGAATTCCTCAATACTCGCTCTGAGAAGGAGTTGTACATCGGAAGTGGTATTGTCTGCTTCATCAATGATGATGACTTTATGTTTCGAGTCACTCGTAAGAGAGACGGTAGATGCAAAGTTCTTTGCGTTGTTCCGAACAGTGTCCAGAAAGCGTCCTTCATCCGATCCATTAATGACATAGTAATCTGCTCCAAGTTGATTGCATAATGCCTTTGCTACAGTTGTCTTACCAATCCCCGGTGGGCCTGATAATAACATGTTTGGTATCTCACCAGCAATTAAGAAATCTTGAAATGTTTTCTTAATACCTTGAGG